GTGTATGCCGTCCCGATAAAAGAGACCACCGAGCGTCTACGAGCGTCTATAGTATTTCCGGGATCTGACCACCTGTTCCGTCAGGCGGTGAGTGACGTTCAAGAGGAGGAACGCCCAGATGACGCGGCCGCTTCACCTCGCTCACTCGACGCCGACACGTCTCGCATCCTGTCGGAGCTCACCGACGCCTGCCTCGCCTTCCACGATCTCTCCGTCACCTGCCAGGACATTAGTACCCGACTCGCCGGCAGACTCGGGGACTATGGCGTCACGGTCTTTAGGCGACAAGCTCCAGCTGATAGCCCTCAAACGTCCAGCGCGACTGATGATCGTCGAGCACATCGTCGATCGGATGATGGTCGACCTCGAAGAGTGACACGGAAAACGCGATGACTACTACAGACACACCGGTCGGGCGGAACCTAAAGCAGATCGGCACGCTGCTGCTCGTGGTGGGCATCCTCGCGATCGGGCTGTTCTACGCCTGCGACCGCGTCCTCAATCAGTAATGTGCAGACGTCTGCACACCGGGTGTAGAATCCTCAGCCGATGCGCGCCGTCCTCTACTGCCGCGTCTCCACCGTCGAACAGACCCAGAACCTCAGCCTGCCCACCCAGGAGCAGGCGTGCCGCGAATACTGCCAGCGTCACGGCTACGACGTCGACGCCGTCTTCGTCGATCATGAGAGCGCGAAGACCGCCGACCGGACCGAATTTCAGCGCATGCTCGAGCACTGCCGCCGGAACAAGGGCCGCCTCCATGCCGTCGTCGTCTACTCGCTGACACGGTTCTCCCGGAACAGCGCCGCGCACCACGCGATCGCGAGCCTGCTCCGCGGCCTCGGCATCGCCCTTCGCTCCGTCACCGAGCCGATCGACGACACGCCGAGCGGGAAGCTGATGGAGGGCATCCTCGCGAGCATGGCCCAGTTCGATAACGACGTCCGCAGCGAGCGCGTCACCGCCGGCATGCAGGCGGCGATCGACCGCGGCCGCTGGGTGTGGCACGCGCCCCTCGGGTATCTCAATGGCCGACGCGGCGGCCCCAGCCTCCTCCCGGATCCTGACCGCGCCACCGCCGTCCGCGAAATCTTCGAGCTGTGCGCCGCCGGCGTCGTCGGAGCCGCGCTCCACCAACGCGCCCACGATCTCGGCCTCCGCACGAAACACGGCCACACGGTCAGCCAGCCACGCCTCCACAAGTTGCTACGCCAGCCGGTCTACATGGGCGTCGTGCGCCAAGCGACCTGGGGAAAGGATCGCCGAGGCGACTTCGAGCCGCTCGTCAGCGAGCACACGTTCGCCCGCGTCGCCGCCCAGTTAAGCGCGCCGATCATGCCGGGCCCGGGAGTGGGGAAGGATCGCCCGCACGAAAACGCGTTCCCGCTGCGCCGATTCGCGCGCTGCCAGGTCTGCGGCCGGGCCCTGACCGGCAGCTGGTCGCGTGGGAAGATGGGCACCCGCTACGCCTTCTATCACTGCACGCGCGGGTGTGTGCGGTTCAGCAAGGCCGCGCTCGAGCAGGCCTTCGTCGAGCTGCTCGAGCAGCTGCGCCCGCACCCGGCGTACTGGGCGCTCCTGCGCGCCGACGTCCTGGATGCCTGGCGGCTCGAGACCGAGCAGGCCCGCGAGGCGAACCAGGTCGCGCGTCGACGCGTCGCCGAGATCGAACTCAAGCGATCGCAGCTCGACGACGCGTTCATCTATCGCCGCGCGATCGACGACAGCACGTACCGCGCGCAGCGCGACGCCTTGCGCGAAGCGCTCACGGTGGCCACCCTAGAAGCCTCAGAGGCCGCCAGTGACGCGCTGGACGTCGACGGGATGCTCACCTTCGCCGAGCACGTGCTCGAGCACGCCGGGGCGTTGTGGACGATGGAGACGTCGCCGGCGCGCCGCGTGGCGCTCCAATGGCTGCTGTTCCCCACAGGATTCAGCGTGCCAAAAACCGGGAAGATCGAACTCCCGGTAACGTGCTTGGAATGCTTTCAGTTACCCCAGCCCGCACGGGGCGACTCCGGGGTGGGTGAGGGGTTGGTGGACCATCCGACGCCGAGTTGGAACTCCGTCCGGACCTGGCTGAGCTCGTTCCAAGCCTACCGGGCGGCATAAATGCCGACGCGTCCGTCTAAGCAGCAGAGACGCCAGAAAGACAGGGGCCCCATGCACACCCGTCACGCCAACCCGCCGACGCACCCGACCGTGGACCTCCGGGTCCTCTTTGCCACCGTCGGTGGGCGGATGGCGGTGGCCAGGAAACAAGCGGGGAAGACCCAGCTGGAGGCGGCCTACGCGCTGGGGGTCAGTCGATCGCAGCTGGCCAACATGGAAACAGGCGAGTCGATGATCGCCTTGGCCCATCTCTACAATGCCGCGCTGCTGTACGGTGTCGACGCGAAGACGCTGCTGCCGTAGGGCTGACGAGAGGCAGGCCGGCCCTCCCTGCACCGTGCCAACTGTCACAGTGCAGTCCCAGAAGACCGCCTGCCTCGCCGTCAGTCCTGCGGCTTCAACACCACCCGCGCGCAGCAGTTGCAGAAGCCATCCTCGTCCACGGATTTCGTCGCCTGGCAGTCCTCCCGTGGACAGTCTCGATTCATACCGGCGGCGCTGGAGTCCTGCGCGCCGCGATCTCCGCTTCGAGCGCCGCCACCAAGAACGCATCCCGCGACGCGCTATCGTTGAACAGCTGCTCGAACGCGGCGATCACTTCGGTGCTGGTCGGGCCGGGCTCGTCGGCCGGCCGCCCCTTCAGCAGCAGCTGCTGCACGAAGCCGATGATGCCGGTCGCCTGCCCGACGAGTAGTTGCGTGAGCGTCTTGTTCATGGCAGCTCCTTCAGCAGCGCCTGCACGATCACCACGTAGGGCGCCACGGTGCGCTGGGCGTCCGGTTTCAGATGCTGCACGGCCTCACCCAGCCCGACGCTGACCTGCGTCCGCCAACCGGCCGGCGCGGCGTGGACCAGCGCGATCGCCGTCTGATGCCACTTCACGATCACCAGGGTGTCCTCGGCCGAGAGCAGCGGCGGCGTCGTGGCGTGGGCGGCGACCGCAACCTCGCGCAACCGATCAAGATCGTGAATGACCTGCGTGCCGTAGAACGCGCGCGTCGCGGCGGGGGTCAGATCGGGCGGAACCTTCGCGCAGGCGGCACAGAGCGCCAGGGCGAGTACGACAACGGCGCACGATCGAGAGAACTTCATAGGTCGGACTCCTGTTCGAGTTACGTCAAGGTCTTCGGCGGCGGCGACGCCACCGTGGTCAGGTCCACGCGATCGGGCGTGTTCTTCACTTCCACGAGGACGCCGGCGGAGATCGCGGATTCGGCGAGCGGCTTCGTCGGCGTCTGCAGCCATTCGTAGAACCCGCTCGAGCTGCCGGCCATCATCACGGCCTGCGTCATGTTCTGCCAGAGATTGCCGGGCAGCGTGTGCCAGACGTAGTTGGTCATGGCGGTCAACACCGCCGAGATCGCGACCGCATACAACCACGTCGGCACGGTGTTGACGTACGGCACGTTCCCGACAGCGCGCTTGAGGACCGAGACGAGGAAAATCGTGACAACAACAACACCGGTCACGCTGGTGTACCACGCAGTGAAATCCATGTGCCTCTCCCTACCGTGTAAAGAGCACGCCGACGTCGTCGAGCGGTCGCCAGCCCGCCTCCGGCGACGCCGTGCCGCGCTGCTGACAGCGGACCATGTAGTTCCCGATCACGTAGGTGCGGCCGAGCGCCGTCTGGCCTGGTTCGTGTTCCGCGTCGATCCGACGGTACGCGCCGAGCGCCGCATCCGGCGCGATCTGCCCGAGCACCTCGAGCGCGAGGCTCCAGAGCGTCCGTTCGTCATCGGTCGGGAGCTCGCCAAACTTCCCCGTCTCGCTGTGCATCGTGAAGCCGCTGCCGAACAGAAACGAGGCTGCGATGTGCGAGCGCCACGCCACCCAATCGCGCGGCACGTCCTGCAGCTTCGCCGGTTCGTCATTCACCCACGGCACTCGACAGGCAGGTTCGTCGGGGTTGTTCGGACCGCCGCCGTGGAAGTACTCGACGGCGTCATGGGCTCGCCGCGCGAAGTCAGTGGTCCGCGCGGGGTGATACAGCCCGTGCGTGCCGCGCCAGTGGTGCGAGTTTTCGTAGTTGCCCGTCGACCACAACCGGCCGCTCGCCTGCATCACGCCGATCAACGCGTGGGTGTCGATGGCCTTGTGCGTCTCCGGCTCATTCCCGCACTCGTGGAGCACGTTGTCGCAGCCGGCGGCCGTGATCGCTTCGATCGTGCGCTTCGCCGGTTCGAGCCGCGCCGGGTCGTCGTCGGTCAGGGCGGTCCGATTGCAGTAGAGGCCGCGATCCCGCAGGTAGCCGAGGAAGTCGATCCAGCAGGATACGGGCGACGCGTTCCACGCGCGCGCACCCCAACCAGACCCCACGTAATCCCAGACGCGCGGCACGCGGAGTCCCGGATACGCGTCGAGAATCCGATCGACGGCCGCGGGGCCCTGGTGCTCGAAGATGCTGCACAGCGGAAACTGCGAGCACCCGAGCCACAGCCACGGCTCGCCATCCCGCCGAAAAATCTGTCGATCGGTCGTGAGGACTCCGACGTGGCCGCCGGCGCCAGCGACGCCGGCCATCAGCAGTAGTGCGGCGGCGTCGGTCATGACACCTTATCCACAGGCACGAGCAGCCAGGAATAGTACTGGCCGTCGATGTGGTAAGTGATCTCGCTGCCGTTAACCTGCCCCTGCTCCCACGGACCATCCGTGCCGGCAGGGCGCTCGTTGGTGCCTTCCGGATCGCGGTGATGGCCAGAGAACACATTTCCGTTCGGCAAGATGACGTTGGTGCAGCCGCTGCGCGACGACGGCTTGAGCGCCTTGTACGGAACCACCTTTGCGCTATCGATCGTGAGGAACTGCATGATGTCTCCTGATTGAGGTAAGAGGGGACGTGGTTGCCACGGCGGCAGGTGCGGACAGACCTGCGGTACGCACCCGGTCAGCTTCGGACCGAGGTCCTGTCCGCCGAGCAGGTAGAAGTCCGATCGCGCCCACATCGCGTCGGGCGGAAAATGCGCCGGGCCGTTCTCGTAGACCGCTTCTGAGCCGTAGGACTCCCAGCGACACGACCCCGCGCCCTTCGCATAGAACCCGAGCTCCACGCTGCGCCCGGGTCCGTGGAAGCCGCCGGTTGGGTCGTAGGCGACCACGATCGTTTCCCGCTCCCCGAGGTCCGGTCCCCAGTAGTAGCGGTCGTAGACGGCGTGCAGCCACATCTTGCGCCCGAAGGGTTCCCGGCGCACCGGCGCACAGGAGGCCCGATCGCGGAACTGCGTCTCGTGTGGGCCCGAATCGAAGCCGTGTGCTTCACCGATCTGCATAACCCGCGGGAACCAGCGCGGATCGAGAAAGCTGTACGGCGGGTTCGAGCTGGCGTCCTCGAGGTGGTAGATCCAGTTCGCGTCGTAGGCCCACGTTTCGTACGCTCCGGGATCGTGGAACTTGACGAAGTGGAAGAGGTCCCCCACGACCCGTTGGTGCATCGGGTGCGTCGGCCCCTTGCGCGGCCAGGTGCCGGCGTCGCCGAGGATGTAGGCCAGCAGGTCGTAGGTGCGGCCGTCAGCCGGCCGCGGGTCGGAACGTGGGCCGATCGGCTCGACGACGGGCGGCGGCACCACGGGCGGCAAGGCGCGTAATTCCACCATCGTGGTCATGATGAGGACCACGCCCTGCTCGTTCGAGAATGCGATCGCGACCACGTCACCGTCGCGGTTGGCATTCACGAACCGGCAATCGCCGAGCGGCCCCTGGCGCAGCGTGAACACGCCCATCTCGTCGCACGTGAGCACCTGGAGCCCACCGCCGTCGTAGGCGGCGTGGCCGATCCAGCAATCGGCCGCGAGCTGCGTGTATTCAAAGAGACCGTGGAACGGGCCGATGGTCGAATTGCACGACACGATGACGTTCTCGGGCGTCACGTAGCGGTAGCCGTCCGCCCACACGCCAGGCCGGCCGTCGCTGCGATGGAGCACGCCTTCGCGGTCGTAGATCGTCGGCTGCGTGCCGTGGCAGGGCGGACCGTAGGACACCCAGCCCTCGCGCGTCGTCGGATCCCATTCCCAGCAGGCCGGACTCAGCGTCGTGTGGGCCTGTCCCGCGAAGCGGAACCCGCCGATGGCCGTGCAGCGCGGAAAGCCGAGCCCCCACGGCTCGCCAGGCGGCAGGCCGACATTGCCGAGATGCGTCCAGAGGCCGACGTTGGGAATCGTCGCGACCCACTCGCCCGTGGGCAGATAGTCGCCGTACCACGCGCCGGGGACAAGGTTGGGCGTCATGCGAGATCCCCCCGAATGCGGTGGTACCGCCGAAGCACTTCGTCCGCGTAGTCGCGATTCCGCAGCGGGCCGTTCGGACCGTTGCCGCCGCGCCCGCCGTTGTAGGCCGCGAGCGCCGACCGCCGGACCGCCGCCTCTTCATTCGTGGCGAGTCCCGTGTACAGACCGCGGGCCCACGCCATGAGCTTGGCCAGGACACGACAGCCATACTCGAGCGAGACGGTTGGGGCGAACAACTCCCACGGTTGCCCGGTGAAGCCATGCTCCACGGCCACCGGGAACATCGTCTGCATCAGTCCGTACGAGGAGGACACTTCACGAGGGTTGCGATCCTTCCAGAGCGGCGCACGTTTCAAGTACTTCTCCCAGAAGTCCGCTTCATGACGAAAGGCCGACGCCCAGCCGTTGGATTCCTGCATCACCACCGCAGCGACCAGATCGGGATCGAGACCATGCGCGGCGGCGGCCGCCTCGATCTCCGCGCGGTACGGACCACTCGTCATCGAGCCACCGGTGGCGGCGTCACCGTGGTCGCCGGCGGTGACACGTAGACGGGCGATTGCTGCGGCGTCCGGTTGAGAAACAGCACCACCGTGACGCCGATGCTGCCGATGACGAGCAGCGTGGCGACGAGCCCCACGATCGCGACCAGCACCTTCCAGCTCTGATCCACCCCTCCGGACTTGCCCTCGCCCTTCGACAGCGAGAGTTCAACCGCCTGCAGGCGCTTCGTCACGTCGCTGTACTGCGCCGAGTTGCGCGCCTCCTGCGCCGCGGCGGTGTCCGTGACCTGTTTGGCAAGGGTCTGCGCGATGCGTTCCTGTGCGGTCGAATAGGTATTGACGGCGTCGAGGATCTGCTTCGCCGTCGCCTGTGCGTTCGCCATATCGATCGTGCGGATCTTGTCCCACCGATCGTTGTCATACTCGCGCGTCTCTTTGCCGTGCGCCGCACGCAGATTCGCGATGACATCCTGGGCACGGATCTTCTCGTCGGCGAGTTCCTTCTGTAACGCCGCCTCACGCGACAGCGATTTGATCGACGCCTCCATCAGCGCCTTGACGTTCTCGGTCGGATCGATCACCGCCCCACCATAGGCGTCGATGCCCAAGCCAGGCATGCTGCGCGCGGCGGCAATGCGGCGTCGTCGATCAGCCATCACGCCTTCGCGAGTCGCGTGATGGATTTCTTCAGCGGACCGAGCGTGCCGCGTTCGACCAGCTCGAAGTGCTTATAGACGAAGCCCGCGATCGCGTCCGCCTCAGTGCGGTCCGCGCAGAGCCCGCGGTCGACGAGCACGCCGGCGAACTGCGCCTGCGCCGCGGCCGGATCACAGCACACCTCGAGGAGGCAATTCTTCACCGGGTCTGAGGGATCACCCATGACATCACTTCCTTCCAACAGAAATCGCCGTGAGTTTTTGGGAGAGTTCATTGATCTGCAACGCCTGGAGTTCCTGCTTCTTTGAGACGGCCTCGATCGCCGCCTTCATCGCGGTCGCCTGCGCGTCAATGGACACGCGCAATCCGCTCAGTCGTTCCTCCTGCAACTTCGATTGCACCTCCGCCACGTCGTGCGCGCCCTGGAGCCGCGTCAGCACATCCCGAATATCCGACCGGATTTCGTTCTGGACTTTCTCGTTGCCGCCCTGCGTGGAATAGCGGGTCGCCACGCTCGTGGCCACCATCGACGCAATCAGAATCACCAACTGGAGAGGAAAACTGATCTTCGTCGCGTCGGTGCTCCGTCGATCCGCCATACGCCACCCCAAGGAACCCGCCGTTATCCACGTTCAGGGCAGCGGCTACAGCCCACCCGCGCTCTATCCGATACTGGACAGCGGGGACGGCTCGGGACGCACTGACCTGCGTTCAACTTCGTCGTGGGCTGTACCCCACGGTGAGGGAGCCGCCCCCACTCGGGTCGATCCACGCCTACCAGCACATCGGTTGTTCGACACTCTCTTTCATGCGACCACCCAGGTCGTAGAGACGGACCTTCACGGTGTGGCACCCGTTGCCGTTCCACCCCAGCGAGTACGCCGAGACGTCAACGAGCGTCCAGAACCCCGCGTTATTCGTCGGCACGTAGGAGCCCTGGAGCACGCAGAACGTGCTGTTCGCCGTGTTCGCCACATCGGGCCGCGGATGCCGTGGGATGTGTCGCTTCTCTGGCAAGGGCCGTTCATCGGCCTGCACCGACTGCAGGCCGTCGATCAGGACGACGAGGCGGCCGCCGTCTTCCTCGCCGCAGCGGAACGCCCAGCCGGAGACTTCGAGCGCGCCGGACGGGTTCATGGCCGGCGGGTTGAGTGCAACGATCGCCGGCACGAACGACCCGTCGAGGCGCACCTGCAACGCGTCGACCTGCTGCTGCTGCACGTAGATGTGGCGCAGCGTGCTGAGCGGCAGACCCTGAGCGAGCAGCGTCACGATCACGAAGGCGCGAATCATCATGGTTGCTCCGTCATCTCGAAGAGCGGACCCAGCGCGAGCAGATCCAGGGCGGTAATCTCGGCGCACGCGTCCACCATCGCCGGCGTAATCGGCCCCACCGGCAGCGTGACAGGCACGTCACACAGGTCCTTCAACCGCGCCCGAAACGGCACCAGCATCTCGGGGGGCACCTCGAGGACTTTCTCCGGCCCCATCTTCGCGCGCTCAGCGAAGGTCGCCTCACGCTCTTTCCCGAACTCTTTGAACGCGTCCTGTCGCGGTTCATGGAAATGCATCTGGACTTCCGCCTTCACCAGGCGCGCGAGCTTCACTACGTGGTAGCGCGCCTTCGCGTCGAGCTTCTGGGCAGCGACGCGCTCGAGCGCGGGCTCCGCGTCCGCGAGGGCACCGATCGTGGTCTCAATCTGTGTACTCATGCAGCAGACATCTCTCTCATGCAGCGGCTAATTGCGTGACGGTGCCGGACGATCCCCGATACTTCAGGGCTCCCGACTCCACGTAGAGTTGTCCCAGACCGGCCGGTGACGATCCGGGGGCCGTCCCGTTGGCGATTGCGAGCACGCTCGCCGCGCTGGTGCCGAATGTGCCAGTGCCAATACCAACGTTGCCGAACTGCGCGTTCCCGCCAGACCAGACAAGTGACGCGCCGATAGTGAGCTGATGCGTGCCGGCACCGCGCTTGAGCAAAATCTGCGACGTCCCGCTTGAATCCTCAACGCTGATGGTCGCCGCCGTACCGCTGTTGCTGTTCGTCCCTAGGAAGATGGTGGTATTGCGCGAGCCCGCGCCAGTCCATTCCGCTTGCAGGAACAGCGTGCGCCCGTTGCCAGAGCTGTCGATGCCGCCCATCCAGAGATCGCCAGTCGGCACGGTGAAGGCGTAGGCTTTCGCCAAGATGGGTCCAGTTCCCGTATCTGGGGCGATGGCGATGCCGTTGTTGTCGATGGTCAGATTCGCGCTGACGACCTTCAGAATGCTGTTGTCCCACGTCAGACGGTTGCCGGACGGATTACCGATCGTGAACAACGCGCTCGACAACTGCGCAAAGACTGTCGTGCTGTTCCGGATCCGCAGGCCGTTCGTCGCGTCGATCGTCACGTTGGCCGCGGTCGAATCGCCAGCCGCGAAACCGAACGTTGTCGCCACGTAGCCGTAGCTCCCGTTCAGATTCCCAATCACCCAGCGCGGCGCAAGATCACTGTAGGTCGTGCCCGTGCGGACCATCCCGGCGATCGTCGGTCCCGAGATGTTCCCGGTCACATCGCCAACCGAGAACAGATCAATGTAGCCCGGGGTCGTGTCCACGACTGCATCGCCCGCGACCCAGGTGTCCGCGCCCGTGCCGTCCAGGTTGCGCGTCACGGTGTAGGTGTAGAACCCCGCCGACCCCCCCGCGCCGGACGTCACCGCCATCCACTCGATCTGTCCACTCTTCTGCAGCACGATGCGGTCGCCGTTGACCAGGTTGTTGTGCTTCACCGTGATCGTCGTCGCGGCCGGCGCGAGGTTCGCCGAGAGCACCGTCGTCGGTGCCGCCATCACGCGCCCGCCGATCGTCGCGATCACGTCCTGCGCGACCAGCGTGGCCACGTGCAACTCTGACCCGTAGATACCCAGCAGCGGCAGCGTCACCGACCCAAGGTTCATCGTGTAGACCGTCGTCGGGAGAATGTTCCCCGTAACCGTCATCGCGCTCGCCGTGATCGAGACATGTGCCGCCGCCGCAATCGTCGCGTCGTTGTAGTTTGCGAGCGCAGCCTGCGGAGCCCCGAGATACAGCGTCGTCGCGTCGTGGGCGACGAAGCCCTCTTTCGTCCCCGCGCCCTGCTCATCGCGGAACAGCACGAACCCGTGTTCGTTCACCGAGTTCTTCCCGTCGACAACGAGCCGGCTCGCGATCCCACCGATCGAGGTGTGAATCACGCTCGTGGCGTTCGTGCCGTTCCAGAGCAGATGCAGATCGTCATCGGTGGCCGGCGCGCTCGTCCCGAAGAACAGCACCCTGTTGTCGGCCGACGCGGCGGCGTTCAATTGGAAGAACAGCGGGAAGTTCGGCCCGCGCGCCACCCCGCCGCGGCGCAGGTAGCTGTAGCCGTTGTTCAGCACGAACGAGACGCCGAAGTTCGTCCCCTCGATCGAGATACGGAACGAGTCGCCGTTCGCGATCCCCCCCGTGCTGGGGTAGGTGAACGTCCAGAACTCGCTCTGAAACGCCGTCGACGGGTGGACGTTGTTGCGCGTCACCTCCGCGCGGCCACTCATCGAGATCATGCGGATCTCGCCGTTGGTCGCGACGTCGGTCGGCATCGCGCAAATATGCCGCTCCCAGAAGCCTGTCCCGCCGACGCTCGGTTCGTAGTACTGCTCCCACGCGTCACGCACGCCGGAGTAGGACGCGTTCAGCAGCCCCCCGCCGGCGGCCGCATTCCAACCCATTTGGAAGACCGGGTTGTCGCGCGTGCTGATGTTCGCCTGCGCCGTAATCGTCTCGGTCCAGAAGATGTCCGGGCTGGCGGCCGTCGTCGTCTTGTCCCAGTACCGATAGATCACCTTGCGGGTCGCGTCGCTCGGGTTCACCACCGCACCGTGATGGAGAATGCCGCTCGTCGTGTCGTTGCCAGTGAGGCTGTACGCCGTCAAGCCACCCACGAGCGCCGCATTCCCAGGGCGCGTGATCGACAACACGGTCGCCAGCACCACACTGCCGGCGTCATTGAGCGTCTGCAGGTTCCAGACCGCGCCGCCGACGGCGATGCGCCACCGCTTCAGGTCGACGCCCTGGTCGGTCTCGTAGAAGTAGAGCAGGGGATCCGCCGAGCTGATCGTCTGCGCGCCCGTGAACGTGTTGTTCGCCGCCGAGAGGAACGGCACGTCGGTCGTATCTCCGAGCGTCGTCGACGTCGCCCACGTCGCGACGCGGCCCGCCGTGCCGGACCCGCCCACGCCGCCACTCGTGACGATCGTGACGCTCGCCGACGCCGCGGCGGAACTCTGCCCGCCCCACGACATCACGACTTCCCCGACCGACGCCGGCAGCACCGACCCTTCCACCACGGTCACGAACCGCTTGGCGACGTTGCCGCTCGTGTTGCGAATCTCCACCTCGGTCAGCACCCAATCCCCAGTGAGGCTGCGCTTCGTGTTCGTGATGGCCTGCGCCTGCCCGGGATGGAGCCCAACGTCCGGCGACACGTAGCGCACCGTCCGCGGCCGGCGCATGTCGCGCACCAGATACGCGTCCGCGAGCGCTTCCGCCACCACGGCATTGAAGACGCCTTCCGCGGTGTAGGTCCGGTCGCGTCGATTCGCCGACGAGGCCCCGCCGTCCGCGATCGCGGTGTAGGGGAACTGCCCGGTGTAGATAATCGAGATCGCGCTCAGGTTCGCCGGAGCGGAGCTGCGCGTGATGCTGTTGGTGACGGGGTCATAGGTCCAGTAGGGTGGCGTCGTGACGCCGATCGGTTCGTTGACGCCGCCGTTGGTGACGTACCCGCGGTTGGCCGCGAGCGTGTAGGTCAGCGCGAAGGTCGTCGTCACGCCGTTGCCGGTGAACGCGTCGGTGACTTCCTGCTGCCCGGTCCCGGCGAGCACCGTGATGTAGTTGGCGTAGTTCGCGGCCGTCGGCTGCTCGACCGTAATGTCGCCTTCCACGTGGCTGGCGACGTTACCGTCCGTCAGGTTGAAGGGGGCCGCCGTCGACGCGATCGCCGTGGCGCTGAGCACCTTCGTGTAGTTGATCTGCCAGGACCACGCGTGGCTCGTCAGCGCCGAGATTTGATCGAGCACCTCCCGCAGCCGCTCGCCGTGATACGACAACGCCGGCAGACTCGGGCCGTTCGCCTGCGTGGCATCCAGCGTCACCCCGAACGGCGTATAGAACGGCGCCAGCGCGGTCAGCGCGGCCTTCGTATTCCCGGCGGCAATATCGATGACGACTTCCCGGCGATCCGCGATCTCGTTGAAGTCCACCGCCGACACGCGCAACGTGATCGCCGCCGTGGAGCTCGCGCCGCCGAACCCGGCTTCCGCGGGCTGGTCGATCGTGCCGCCGAAGATCGTGACCGCCCCCGATCCCGGATCCTCCGTCAGGGAAATCTCATCGCCCACGACCAGGCGGAACGTCCCATCCAGCGACAGCATCCGGCCGTCGAACAGATTCCGCCCGTTCGGGCTTTCCCGGATCGACCAGCCAGGCTGGAGGGTTTTGGTGACGCCGTTGACCTTGAAGACGTAGGTCGCCACCTACATCCATCCCCGGCGCTGGCCCGCCTTGACGGTCTGCTTCAGCAGCACATCGCCATCCGGCATCATGAGCGTGTTGTGGATGTTGATGTCCCCACCAGCCGCCGCGCCAGCCGGCGCCGTGAACCCAGAGGGCCACCCCGACGAGGCTGACGACGCCCCCGGCGGAATCCCCTCGCCCGGCGCCGCCCATCCAGGCGTGTTCTTCGGAACATAGGAATAGGGAATCTCCAGCGGATTGTCGCGGTAGTACTTCCGGAGCTCGTCGTTGGTGGCCTGCCCGTCTTTCAGTAGATCGTCGAACGTGGATTGCTTCGCCGCAATCTCCGCGTCGCGCATCGCTTCCTGCGCGGCTTTCTCGGCTTTGATCTGGTCCATCCGCGCGCGTTCCTGCGTCTCGACCAGGCCCATCACAGCCTCTTCGGCTTCCTTACTCACCGAGTCGTTCAGCGACTGGTACTCGCTATCGAGCTTGCTGATCGTGGTCGCGTATTTGGCCGTGATGGCATCGAGGGCCTCCTGCTGGGCCTCGATCTGTTTCTTCGCGGCTTCGGCCGAGGCGGCCGCAACCTCAGAGGTTTTGCCCTTCTGCCGCTCGAGCGCCGCCGTCACCGCGTCGATCGCGGCCTGCGCTTCCTGGGTGCTGCTGTTCTTATTGAGCTGAGTCAGCCCGCGCCACAACTTGTCGTACTCTGGGCCGAGCGCGAGGAGTTTCTGTTGTAGCGCGTCGAAGCCGCCCATCGAGGCCGCGAAGTCCTTCACGAGATCGCGGCCCTGGTTCTGATGGAATAGATTCCAGATCGCTTTCCCGGCAGCGATCGCCGCCGAGGCGAGACCAGCAAAGCCTGTCGTCATCTCCAGGAGGCCACCGAGACCACCCTTAGAGAATCCGGACTTGATGCTATCAATGCCCTCCTTTGCGGTCTTCGCTGACACCACGAGCGTGCCAAAGGCCTTCACGATGCCGCCGAGCGCGTCGCCGCCGATCTGCGCCAACTGCGTGAAGGACTGCGCGAGATCATCCAGGAGCTTCTTGGACGCCGTCGCGTCCTTCGCCATCTTCTGCGCCGCGGCATCGAACCCGTCGCTGACCTTGAATCCGAGCTGCGGTAGGCCCTCGAACCCCCACTTGGTTTTCTCGGCGAGGTCGAGCACGGCCTGGTTGAAGGCGCTCAGCTTCGGGATCGCCACGTCGATCCTCAACCCCAGGTTCTCGATGCCGTCCGCGCCGAGTTTCACCGCGGGGGTCAGCGTGCCGAACGCAATGGCGAGCTGCGTCATCTCCGGCGTCAGCTTCCCGCCGTCGCGCGACAGCTTCCCGATGTCCTCCGCGAGCCCCTTCCAGTCGTCGCCGGGCTTCATCTTCCGCATCACCTCGGCGAGATTCCCCACCTCCTTCTTCATGCCGTTGTACTTGTCGGCGAGGTTTTCAATCTCCGTCGCGTGTCGCTTCGCGGCCGCGGCCGCGGCGTCCAGTTCTTCCTTGGTTTTGTGCACCACGGGTGCGGTGCCGAGATAGATGTCCTGAACCCGCTTTCCTCCGCGCTCGGCTTCCTCACGCGCCTTCGCCATCGCCGTCGCCGCACCGATGCCGAATTTAATGACGTCATCCGCGAACAGCGCCGCCGCGCTCCAGCTCTTCGTGATCTGGCTCGTGGTTTTCATCGTGTTCGCGATGAGCGTGCCGCTGATAATCGTCATGCGGTCGGCGAGGCGCCCCCACGCGTCGCCCGCCGCTTCCAAATCGTTGATGGTCTCTTCGGACATCTTCGCGGCGCTATCAGACGCCGCGCGGAACCCCTCCTTCATGGCCGGCAAGAGTTCCGCCGCGGACTTCCCGAACAGCTTCAGCGCCACGTCCGACTGAATCATCGGATCAGGGATCTTCTGGACGGCGTCCGTGATCGCGAGGAACGCATCCTCCGGCTTCATGCTGCGAATCTGCTGGAAACTGAGACCTGCGTCTTTCAGCGCCTTCACGGTGGACTTGTCGCCCTCCGCCAGGTTGCTGTTCATCTTCGTGATGGCGGTGCCCACAGAATCCAACGAGGACCCCGCCTGTTCCGCCGCGAACTTGAACCCCTGCACGGCATCTGTCGACACGCCCATTTGCGACGCGAGGTCGTGAATCTTGCCCGCCGAGTCGAAGACCGAGACGACGAAGTTTTTGATCGCGCCGACCGAGAACGCGATGCCCACCGCGCCGCCGATTTTCGCGAGTGTGCCCAACAGCGTCGTGCCGCTAGACGCACCTGCTTTCGACGCGGTGTCGATTTCCTTCAGCGCATCCCGCGTCTTGAGAATGTCGGGCGGAATCTCTTTCCCCATCCGCTGACCCTTCTCGATCCAAGCATCAAGTGTGGGGAGCAGTCGCCGGGCCTCTGCGTCGGTGAGCTTCGACGCCCCGCCGACTTCATTGATCGCAGCGGTGATGTTGTGGGCTTTCTGTTCGAGCCTCGAGCCGTCGAGCGACGCGGCGAGCTTCTGCATGCCGGCGGTCGTCACTTCGATCTGGCCCTTGCCTTCGGCGAGGTTCTGCTTCAGCTTCTCCAGATTCGCAGCGATCCGGATCAGCATCTGGGGGGTGGCACCAGCCATCAGCTGACCCCCAATCCGACGACGTCGAGCGCCTCTTGAATGGCGGCCGCGACCCGCCGCAGGTGTCCGCCCTCTTCGAGCCGTGCCGACGTAAAGAGGAACCCGCGCGCCGTCATCTTGACCGTCCCGAACTCAATCCAGCCCGCCAGCCCGGGATTCTCCGGCTGGTTCACGAACACCACGTACCCGGTCCCATCGCGCGTCGGCTCGATCGTGATCTTGTTCGCGGTGGCGCCCGTCGCGCGACGGACGCGCGCGCGCGCTTCGCGCTGGATGGCCTGCGCTGTGTCCAACGCGACCGGCTTCAGGAACGCGTCTAGCTCCGCGCCCAGCGCATCGAACGCGGCGTAGAGCTCGGCGTTGTCCACGTCAATCGTGAGTAACGGCGCCATCGTGTTATCGCTTCCGCTCCTCCTCGGCGAGATCGCGATCGATCTCCTGCACCAACTTGAACAGCGGCGTCTGCGGAAGTCGCTTCACCGCCTCCGCTGTATCCGCCGCGTCCGTCATCGCCTTCGCCTGACGGTACGCCCGTGTTTCGATGACGTCCTCTAAGAACCCGACCGGCGACCGGAGCCACTCCCGAAACGCCTCGGACGGCCGGCAGGAAAACTCCTCACAGAGCACGCCGATCCAATCCGTAAACGGTTGCGGCCCGTCACCGTTCAGAAATCGGTGAAGGGCCGTCAGTCTCTTTTTGGGCGGCCTTCGCCTCCTCCTTAAAGAGCGACGGCCGCGTCCACCGCAGAATCTCCCGCGCGATGAACTCCAGCGCGTCGGGGTCCAGGTCGTCCACGAACGTCTTGCGCGCGTCTTCGTCCTTCTGGTCTGGCACTGGACTGTCCTCGTACGTCCACGACTTCAGCCCAAAAAACACCACGACGTGCTTGTCGTAGTTGTGCACGGGATCGCGCGTGACCTCCCTGACCTCATCGGGCGTCTTCCCCTTCGTCGCTTCCTCGAGCTGCTTCCGGAACTCCGCGCCGCCCATCCGCTTCATGTAGTCCTGCGCGGCGAAATCGAATTCCTGATCAGCCTTCTGGAAATGTCGGCCGGCGAGCTTCTGGATCGTGATCTCGTGCGGTGGATCAGGCGTGTACGGAATCGTTTTGATGGCGCGACTAGCGAGCGGATGATTCATGCGGCGATCTCCAGGTGACCGCGGGGCGACGGGCCGGGGACCATCCCCGGCCGGCCGCCGCGCGTGACTGCTGGCGTGTGCAGTGTGCAGACGTCTGCACACCCGTCGATTACGTCCACGCGAAGAGGCCGGCCTGCACGTACTGCGCGGTGTAGCCGGTCAGCTTGCCGTCCGTGAGCACGAGCTCGTACTCCGTGACGTAGCCCTCGCCGCTGAGCGTCTTGCTGTCGCCGGGGACGATCGTCAGCGTCCGCGTCGAATCGCCCGGCAGCGTCTCGAGCGTGCCGAACACGACGTGGGGGCCCGTGGTCGGCGACGAGTCGAAGTCGCCGGCGATCGTCACCGGACCGAACTTCTGTTTCCCGACCGGGGTGTTTTTCTCGAAGGCCACGCCGAAGGGGGAGTTCTCTTCGGTGATCTGCGTGATCTTCAACCCGCCGATCGTGCGGACGTGCGCGGTGATGTCCCGGAGCACGCCGCCGTGGTCATCGATCGAGATCGTGGCCTGGGCGCTGCCCTGTTTGCCGACTGCCATGTGCCTATCCTCCTGCCTGTTGCGCCTGCAGCGCCCGCGTTACGATCCAGTTTTCCAACGCCCGCCGGAGCGCCCCGGCTTGTCGCATCGTGACGACCGCCAGGTCATGCTGCCGATCGTCGGCCGCGCGGGTCTCCGCATACGCCCGTGCGTCCACCTCGATGCGCGTGACCGCCAGGGTCGCCGCCGCGAGCGCTGCATCCGTCATGGGCGCCTAACTGCGCGCCACACCCGAGAACACCGTGACCGACCCGGACCCGGTCACGTCGCCGTCGTGACAGACGTAGCGATCCACCACGCCCGCCACCGTCACGCGCTGCGCGTTGGGCGCGGCGGTCACGTTGGCGAAGGTGAGCAGATCGGCATACGTCACGTTGTCGGGGGAGTCGCGGAGCTTGCCCACGTACCCGGTGAACCCCGAGAAGGCCGTGACTTCCTGATACCCGGACGCGCCGTTGCTCGAGTTCGACCGCACGAACGACCCGCCCGCGCCGGCGATCGTGACGTTCACCGGGACCGAGAACGTGGTCGGGCTGATGACGGTCACCACGCGCTCGCCGTTGATCGTCGGCGAGCTCGTGATGACACCCGAGATCAGGATGATGTCGCCCGACGTCAACCCGTGCGGCACCGGCGTCGTCACGACCGAGGGATTCGCGATCGAGTTCGACGTGATCGGGACCGTGGTCTGCGACGGATCGAGGGTGTAATCGATC